TTAACATGCCACCTCGACATACAAAGTCGGAGTTTGCTTCGTTTCTCTTTCCTGCATGGCTCATGGGCCACAAACCACAGACCAAGATCATTCAAACAACACACACAGCAGAGCTTTCGTACCGATTTGGTCGTAAAGTTAGAAACTTGATGGACTCGGAAGAATATCGTAGTGTATTTACAGATGTTAAACTTAGTCAAGACAGCAAAGCGGCGGGTCGCTGGGAAACTAATCATGGCGGTGAGTATTTCGGTGCTGGTGTCGGCGGTGCTATTACTGGTCGTGGTGCTGATCTACTTATTATCGATGATCCTCATTCCGAACAAGACGCAATGTCAACAACAGCAATGGATAATGCATGGGAGTGGTATACATCTGGTCCACGTCAACGATTGCAACCTGGCGGATCAATCGTCTGTGTTATGACCCGTTGGTCAGAGAAAGATCTGACCGGTAATCTAATTAGAGCAATGAGCGAAGTCAAAGCCGATCAATGGGACATTATTGAGTTTCCTGCAATCTTACCCAATGAACAACCTGTCTGGCCTGAGTATTGGAAGTTAGAAGAATTAGAATCTGTAAAAGCATCCTTGAGTGAGCGTAAATGGCAGGCACAATGGCAGCAGAATCCTACAGGTGAAGAGGGTGCGATTATCAAACGAGAGTGGTGGAATATGTGGGAGGGTAAAGATATACCCATGTTACGTCACGTTATACAGAGTTATGATACAGCGTTTACTAAAAAAGAAACAGGCGACTATAGTGCCATATCTACATGGGGTGTGTTCTATCCTGATGAGATTACGCCTAATATTATATTGCTAGATGTCGTCAAAGATAGATTTGAGTTTCCGGAGCTTAAACGTGTAGCCATGGAACAATATAAATATTGGGAACCGGAGTCCGTGATCGTAGAAGCAAAAGCCTCGGGCCTCCCGCTCATACAAGAATTACGTCAAGTCGGTATACCCGTTATCAACTTTACACCAAGCAAAGGCAATGATAAGTTGTCGAGAGTGCACGCTGTTGCTCCTGTGTTTGAAAGTGGCGCAGTATGGGCACCGAATGAACGCTGGGCAGAAGAGATGATAGAAGAATGTGCTATGTTCCCACACGCAGAACATGACGATCTTGTAGACTCCATGAGCCAAGCATTACTAAGGTTTCGTAAGGGAAACTTTGTTGCGTTGCACGATGACTACGAACCAGAGCCCACGGACCAGAATGAGACGGAGTATTACTGATGATTAAAAGTCGATTAGACTTATACAGACCCACCGATGATATCATAGAAGAAGATCCTGCGTATCAAGGGTTTCCTGATGTTTCTTTACAACCAGATATTGAGGCAGTAAGTCCTGAAAGGGCTGATTATTTGTCAAGATATAACATTGATGATTTAAGAAGAGATGCTAAGACAGTACGTGATGCTTTATATGGTAAACCTGGAGGACTTAATTTAGCAACAGGTTTTCAAACATTTGGACAAGCTTTACTTCCTGGTCAAAAAGCATTAACCCCTGCAGATGAAAAAAATTTAATTGGTGTTCAACTTGAAGACGCCATGGCAAAAAAAGCTCGAGAACGTATTGCACCAGAAGTGGAGGCAATGGGTATGGTACCAAGATTTGAACAATCAGAGATTGCAAGCAGAGTTGATAAAGATATTGGTGGTAGAGATTTCAGTCGAACTAAAGCATTCTTACAAGATTTACAAACACCCATAGAAAAATCTGTAACGAGTTTGGCTGAAGGCAGACCGATATATGATTTTAGTCTTACAGAATTAGGAGACTTAATTTTTTCTACAATAGATCAAATAGACGTTGCTCTTGGCACAAAAGGTATTGTTGGTGGAACAGCTAAAGCAATTAGAGCAGGGTTATCTGCAGGTTCACGTGCCTTATTTGATTTGATAGATTCAGTTCCGACTAGAGCTGCGCAGCAAGAAATTATTAATCGTAACCCACGAACCGCTTTATTACTTAGACAAGAAATAAATAAAGTAAAAGATGATATCGTTGTAGACGGTGGACGGACCACGGAACGTATAACAGACCAAGATTTAGCAACTGCTCAGATGCAAGCCGCTGAAGAGCGTGGTATGAGATTCAAGACTGGTAAGCCACCAAAAGATGAAAAAGATTTACTACGTCCAGTGAAAAAAGGGGAGACAAGAGAAACGATTGAAGTTGCACCTGGCATTATAAAACCTGGAACTAAAGGCGGACAAAACAAAGCCTACATTGATTTTAGAAATAGCGAAACACAAAGACTAATAGATATTTTAAAAGCAAGAGCAAAAAATCCTGAAGACAAAAATTTAACCATGCAACAAATCGTAGAAAAGTACGACATTAAAGAACAAATGACTTTGGGTGGTAAAGATCGTGGTCAAAAAAAATTAAAAGACGCACCTAGAAAAATGTTGGCAAAACAAATACCTAAGATTTATCAAGATATGCAAAAGTTTGCAAAAGTTAGAGGGGGATTTAGTAGAAGTGAACCTAACAATTTAGCAATTAAAAATGCACTTGAAGAAATAGAGGATAAATCATATCCGTCTGTAAACGCATTATCCCATGCAATAGGTAAGCAAATAGATTTACATCCAGACCTTGTAAGAAATAGATATACAAAAAAAGGTAGAGATCAAAAAGAGTTTAAAAAATTATTTAATCAAAAAGTAAAAAAACCGCCAAAAAAAGACCCAGCCAAAGATAGGTTTTTAAAAGAATACAACAAAGTAGGAGCACAAAAATTTAGAGAGCTTTTTAATCTTGACAGGGTTAATCCTGATAGACAGCAGGAAATAATTAAATTAGCTAGTGATATGGGTTTAAGAAGAGAATATAAAGCCAGTGATTTATTTGAACAATTTGCATATGACAAGTACCGAAGCATTAAAGAAACAACTGTAGGTGATAAATTATTTAAAAACGAAAAAGAATTTGTTGAGTATCTAGCTGGCGATTTTCCTGACAGACAGCTAGAATCATTGAAAGATTTAGGTCCGACAACAAGACAAGATTTGTTAGACGAATTTGATAAATACTTAGATACAGAATTTGAACGACTTTATATGCAAAGTAAGGGTATGCCTTTTTTAGAAGAGCTATTTGAAAATCCAAAATACAGACCGTATTTAGTAGATAAAAATGGTGAGCTAGATTTTATTATATCTACTGCTAACAAAACTCACGACATTCCTATGTTTGTTACAAGAACTGCAGGCAAAGAGCGTTTGAAAAAAACAGGTCGTATGGTCAATACCGGGACGGAACCTGAATTTCTTACACCACACTTTCAACTTTATAATAGACTTCAAGTAATACTAGATCCCATGTTGCAAAAAATTGCAGATGTTGAAATGTCTAAAACTTTACGAGACCAATTAGCTAATATGCCAGTTACCTTAGCTAAAGACATTAATAGAAAAGGTGGATTAAAAAGAAAGGATTTGTCAAGAACAAATTTTATTGGAGAGGGTTATCTTAAAGTTTTACGAGATAGAGGTTATGTTGTAGATCCTAAAAAAAGTAAAAATCAATTAGAATTTATTTTAGACGTAGCAGCGGCTGTGGATAGAATGTATAAGGACTATGATATCAGAACCGTAGTGCCAGTGCTTGATAGTCAAAGGAGAAAAACTTCTTTGGAATTTGGATTATCTCAAGAAGATAAATTGAGTTTGCCCTTAGATCAAAAAGTAAGAAATCACAACATGAGACTTAAACAACTTTTAGATTATGCAATTGAAAATAATATACCACCCGAAAAACTTAGAAGTAAGGGTAAAGATGGTGGGTTTTTAAAATTAAACAAAGGTGGTGCAGTACGAATGGCCATTGGCGGTGATCCGTTGCAAAATATTAACCAACAACAGTTTGCACCAGACCCTGCCTTTGAAGGTCAAAACTTTTTTCAAGAAGCAGTTGACTCAGGTAATCTTACTGCTTTTAACCCACTAAGATTGTTTAACACGTTTGGTAAAGTTAAGGGCACACCCACTAAGGCTGATGTAGGGGCAACTGTACCAAGAGCAGATGAAACCGCACCTGCTATATTGGAATCAGACTTTCCTTTTAAATCTTTTACTTACGAAAAATTACAAAGCCCAAATGCACCAGGAGCTGCTAGACCACAAGACTGGGCTAATTATTTAACAGGTGGCGAAACAGCACCTATATCAGAGATTAGAGATTCTGGTTTAGAACAATTCTTAAGAGATTATGAGAAGTATTATCCTGGACGTAAATTATCAAAACAACAAATCGTAGATTACTTTGAAACATCACCAACAGGTAATTTAGAAATGCGTGTTAAACAAGAAGTTAACCCTGATTTTCCAGATCAAGGTAGAACCAGACATGCAAATGCAGGTGATCAACCATTAGATAGACAAGGTACTAACTACAGAGAAGTGATTGTACAAGCAGGACCGATACCAGGTGAGGGTCAACCTTTTGTTAATAGCTCACACTTTAGTGAGCCTAATGTAATCGCATTTACAAGAGTGGCTGATTACCCATTAGCGGATGGCAGCACAGCAGCAGTTATACAAGAACTTCAAACAGACATGTTAAATACTGTTCGTGTAGAGCAAATGAGAATTAAAACACTATTAGATAGACTTAAACTTACAGATCAAAAAGCGAGAGATGTATTAAACAATCCTGCCTCTACACCCGATCAAGTACGACAAGCGCAACAAACAATTGATGCACTAGCACAACAAGTCTCTCCTGAACAAAGAGCCTTGTTGGAACAAACGCAAGGCATTAAACCTTTTCCAAACGCAGCAGGTGCAAGTTTAATACCAGGGTATACGGATGAAATATTAAAATTACAAGATAATGTTAATGAATTACTTGCTCAAAAAAAAGCAGCCAACCAACCATTTATTGATGAAAACATTTTTGAAATTAATCAAAGGCAATTACAGTTAAGAGATCAATTGTTAGATCTTAATAGATCATTAGAAATAGATCAAAACCTCAAGGGCATACAGGTTCCTAATGCAGATCAGGCAAATGAATTGAGAAGTCTTTCTCAAAGACCCATTGAAAGTTTAAGTTATGAAAGAACAAATGACATACAATTATTTCCACCAGTGCCTTTTAAAAAGACTGCTGATTATGTGGACTTAATTATAAAAGCTACAATAAAAGATGCACAGTCTAGAGGTATAAATAGAGTTGGTATATTTACAGGAGAGTTAGTCAACAGACGTTGGAATAAAGATCCAACAGGACCTGCTGGTAAAAAGTTTAATGATTTGTATAGCAAAGTGTCTGTACAACAAATGAATAATATTGCCAAGAAGTATGGAGGTGAGGTTATTGAAGGGGCAATTGTAGATCCTACTAAAGCAACTAGGGGTCTTAGATTTTTTAATAGAGATGTAGACGGTGGACTAACATTAAACAAAGAAGATGTGGCTAGACGCACATCTACAGAAAGTGAAGAGGGCCTTGATGAGTTTTACAATGAGCAAATGAGAAGATTTGTAAGTGGTGGAGGTTATCGGGACAAAGATGTCGTCTTGACAAGAGAGGTCGCACCTGGACAGTTTCAAGATTTTTATGTGCGTGCAGATGATGAAAGTATAGATTTTGTGCCTTTAGGTGAGGGTGAAACCATAAATGATGCTCTTGTTGTAATTGAAGAATTTAATCCGTCATTAGTTAAAATACCTGTCTTAGTGCTTGAAGAGGCAGAAAAAGCAAAAGGACCATTTTTCTTATATCGTAAAAAAGATGGTGGTAAAATTGCCTCTGATGGTTTAGTTTCAATTACTGACATTTATGGAGATTATTAATGGTAGAAAAGTTTAATCCTACATCGGATTTTCCAAAACTTGATAGAACAAACGAAGCGTTAGGACCAGGTGGTGGTGAAGATTTAGATGTGGAAGAGGTAGGACAAGAGGTTGAATTAGATCAACCTAAAACAGAATCTAATGTAGAATTAGTACAAGATGGTTCTGCCGTTATTAATCCTGAAGAGCCACAAATACAAGCAACATTTAATTCCAATCTTGCAGAGTTTTTAGATGAGTCATATTTACAAGCTCTTGCTAATGATCTTAATGAAAAAGTGGACAACGATAAAGCAACAAGAGAAGATTGGGAACAGTCATACACAAAGGGTTTAGACCTTTTAGGTTTTAAATATGAAGAGCGCACTAGACCATTTAGAGGTGCTGCTTCTGTAAACCATCCTATGTTAGCACAAGCTGTGACACAGTTTCAGGCTATGGCTTACGTAGAATTATTACCTGCTGATGGTCCTGTACGCACACAAGTTGTCGGTGCAAATTCACCTCAAATACAATCTGCTGCAGAGCGTGTTAAGGATTACATGAATTATGAGATTACTCATGTCATGGAAGACTACAATCCTGAGATGGACACACTTCTGTTTCAATTACCTTTAGCAGGTAGTGCGTTCAAAAAAGTTTATTACGATGAAGTTTTAGGCAGAGCAACATCTAAGTTTATACCTGCAGAAGATGTGATTGTACCATATGGCTGTTCGGACTTAGATGATTGCGAAAGAATTACACAAGTTTTAAAGATGACAATGAATGACCTGCGTAAAAAACAGGTGTCCGGTTTTTATTTAGACATACCATCTGTTGGGTATGACGGAACAAATGGTTCTGATTTACAAGAAAAGAAAGATCAGATTGATGGAGAATCACCAGGTAATTATGCTATGGACGATATGGCAGAGCTTTATGAGTTACATGTCGACCTAGACCTAGAGGGCTTTGAAGATATCAATCCTGTTGATGGAGAGCCAACCGGTATTAAATTACCATACATTGTCACAATAGATAAAAGCTCCAATGCAGTTTTATCTATATACAGAAACTACAATGCAAATGACCCACTAAGAAAAAAGAATGATTACTTTGTTCATTACAAATTTTTACCCGGTTTAGGATTTTACGGCTTTGGTCTAATACACATGATTGGTGGTTTGACAAGAACCGCAACTTCTGCCTTACGTCAATTGCTAGATGCAGGAACACTATCCAATCTACCCGCAGGTTTTAAATCACGTGGACTGAGAATACGTGATGATGACCAACCACTACAACCTGGTGAGTTCAGGGATGTTGATGCACCTAATGGAATAATACGTGAAGCATTAATGCCACTGCCTTACAAAGGTCCAGATGGCATCTTACTGCAGCTCCTAAGCTTTTGTGTAGAGGCAGGTAAACAGTTTGCTGCAGTTGCAGATATGCAATTATCAGAGATAGGTAAATCACAGACACCTGTCGGCACAACGATGGCACTTATGGAACGTGGCACAAAGGTTATGTCAGCCATACACAAAAGACTACATTATGCACAGAAAAAAGAGTTTGAATTATTAGCTAAAATTTTCAAAATGGTTTTACCACCAGTCTATCCATACAACGTTGCTGGTGGACCAAGAGAAATTAAGCAATTAGATTTTGATGACAATATAGATATCTTACCTGTTTCTGATCCAAACATTTTCTCTATGTCACAACGTGTGACTCTTGCACAAAATCAACTACAACTTGCACAAACAAATCCACAAATGCACAACATGTATGAGGCATACAGAAGAATGTACACAGCTTTAGGTGTTAAAGATGTAGATAAAATATTACCTGTGCCTCAACCACCACAACCTATGGACCCAGCTATGGAACATAGTGTTGTAATTATGGGTAGACCATTACAAGCTTTTCCACAACAAAACCATGAACAACACATTAAATCACACAGAACTTTTATGAGTTCTAAAATGATTGCAAATAATCCTATGATTGTCATGTCGTTGATATCTCACATCAATATGCACGTGTCTTTATTAGCGACACAAACAGTTGATAAAGCATTAGTTGAAGAAGCAGAGAAACTAAGAGTGCAATTTGGTGAGCAAGTGCCACCAGAAGAGGTTGCTAAGCTACAAATGCAAAGAGATAACTTAATTAATCAAGAAATTATAAAAATTACAGAAACTATGGTAGCCGAAGGCAATGATGCCATGGAAGATATGCAAGTTGACCCATTAGTTTTACTAAAACAACAAGAATTACAGCTTAGACAGTCTGAAATGGAGATGAATAATGCTCTAAAAACACAAAATCAGGACTTAAAACAAGATCAATTTGAGTATAAACAAGAATTAGACGACAAAAAAATTCAACAAAGCTACGATATTGCAGATTTACGTGCAAATGTAGCTAGAGAGAGGGCAAATGCCACTAAACAAGAAGGGTAAAAAGATAAAAAAAGCCATGGCAAAGACATATGGCAAGAAAGAAGGTGCAAAAGTGTTCTACGCAAGCATAAACAAAGGTAAAATTAAGGGAGTAAAGAAAAAATGATGAATTTTTTAGTAGGTCCTATCGCAAATATGGTTACTGATGCGGTAAAAGGCTTTGTTGAGACAAAAAAAGCAAAAGCAGACTTAGCATTAACTGAAATTAAGGCACAAAAGTCTTTAAAAGAGCAGCAGATAGCCGGAAAAATTTCGTGGGAGGCTACTGCAG